AGTTAAACATATCTTCACTAGTAACCTGCTTAGGCAAACTGCTCTTGACAGTCTGCAAGGTCGCGGCCCAAGTCAAATCTTTACTCCGGTCGTAAGCCTACCAGAACTAGAAGCACTAGTCTACAATTGGACGTTCTTTGAAACAAACATCCACAGCCGTAGTTACAGCCACATCATTCGTAACATCTACAACGTGCCAAAGGAAGTGTTCAATACCATCCACGATACACAGGCTATTGTTGACATGGCAAGTAGCGTAGGTGCATACTACGAAGTATTGCATCAAGTTAACTGCCGTAAAGAGATGGGAGATAAGGTTACTGAAGAAGAACATGTCAAAGCAATTTATCTAGCCTTACACGCAAGTTATGCCTTAGAAGCGTTCCGCTTTATGGTTTCGTTCGCTACGAGTTTAGCTATGGTTGAGAATAAGATCTTTATTGGTAATGGCAACATCATCAGCCTGATCCTACAAGACGAACTACTACACAAAGGTTGGACTGCCTTCTTAATTAATCAAGTGGTTAAGGAAGATCCTCGCTTTGCTAAAGTTGCACACGATTGCCAGGAAGAAGTGCTACAAATCTATCGTGATGTTATCGCAGAAGAAAAATCATGGGCCGATTATCTATTCCAAAAAGGTCCAGTGATCGGACTTAATGCAAACATTCTCAAAGACTTTGTAGACTATACAGCAGTTGGCGCACTAAAGGACATTGGTATTAAGTATTGGAACCCTGCTCCAAAAACTACACCTATTCCTTGGTTCAACAAGCATAGCGATACTAGCAAAAAGCAGACTGCTCTTCAAGAGAACGAATCTACAAATTATGTTATCGGAGTCATGAGTGATAATCTTGACTACGACGAACTGCCTGCTATATAATATGTATAAAGTACAGTATAAAAGACAATCGCCTTTTCAGTCTTGGATAACAGCAGGCTCCTACAACAGTGAGCAGGCAGCTATTAGTGCTGCCCTACAATGGAAAAATAAAGGAGCCATCTTAGTTCGAGTCACTGATAAAAAAGGCGGTATAATTTATTCAAATTAAGGAAACACAATGAAAGCTATTGTTTGGAGTAAGTATCACTGCCCCTATTGCGATCAAGCCAAAGCATTACTAACACAACGAGGAATCGCATTTGAAGAACGCAAGATCGGAGACGGATATTCAAAAGAAGATTTATTAGAAGCTGTTCCAACAGCTCGCACAGTACCACAGATTTTTTTAGATGAAAATTTGATCGGTGGTTTTACAGAACTTAAAAAATACTTAGAGGAAAATCATGCTAATTGATAGAGGCGTAACAGAAGGCGAAATAGTAACATTTAAACTAACCAGCGGAGAAGAACTAGTTGCAAAGCTAGTAGAAGATGGTCCTTTGTATTACAAACTAAGCCGTCCTATGGTAATCGGCATGAGCCCACAAGGACCTGCTCTAATGCCTTATCTTTTTACAGTAAATCCTGACAAAGAAGTAAAATTGCTAAAAGCTGTAGTAGCAATGGCTGAAGCAACAGATAAATTGTTTGCAGACCAATTCATACAACAAACTACGGGGATTAAACTGGCGTAAATAGTAGTATGACTACAGCTACAATTAATCCGTCCCCAGCAGCAGGTAATAGTCCTAGTGGCCCGTATAGCCCTACGGCGCATACTCATCCGTTTACAGCTATAACGGGTCTTAGATTTGGAACTAACGGTCGTGTAGAACCCGTATACGATTCAGCCAATGTCTATGCCAACGGCGTACTAATTGCTTTATATGACGCATCTGCTACACCTGGCAGCTTTGCCCCTACTTCTGTTCCTCGAGTAACTGTAGTTCAAGCAGTTCAAAACGTGGAAGGTGACGACGATAACACAGCTGGAAAGAGAGAAGCTGATAGATTCTTAGCTGAAGGTCGAATTACTAAGCAAGAATATGCAACCATAACAACTACCCCGGTTCCTAAAACCCAAGGAATAAAACCTTCTACTCCAACACCTGGGAAGGCTTCTGCCGCAGTCACTGGCGATATTTCATATTCAACAGTATTAACACCTAACGGTTTTACTTTAGGACAGGCCATAAAGAATGTAACCTTTCCTAGAACGATACAACAACTTTCGGAACATAGCCCTTTAGTCAGCGGTCCTAGTGCAGTAGTTAATAATCTAGCAGCATTGGCTTTGAATATTCTCGAACCTGTTAAAGCAAAATATCCTAATATGTTAATAACAAATACATATAGACATGGTGCAACAATAGGCGGAGGTGCTCACGGAACCGGACAGGCTGCTGATTTACAATTCAGAGGAATTCCTGCACACAAATATTACGAGATCGCAGTTTGGATTGAAAAAAATATTCCTTACGATCAATTACTGTTGGAATATCTTCCAGGTAAAACTGTCTGGATTCATATAAGTTATGCAATACCCGGATTACCGTATGGGGGATTAAGTACAAGAAAAGCTAAACCTCAAAATATTTTAGCAACATTAAACGGTGCAGCCGGCGGAAAGTTTACTCCCAATCTCCATGCAGATATTATCGAAGCATCGGTACCAAATAGAATAGTGGCGGCATAAAATGAAAAAACTTTTTTGGAACATCCTAGGATTTTTGTCTCTCGGAATGGCTTATATTGGAGTGATCACTCCAGGCATTCCTTACAGTCCTTTCGTTGTATTCTCTGCATATTGCTTTAGCAAAGGCAGTGAACGTATGCATCGTTGGATCTACAATCACAAGATATTCGGACCATTCTTAACTAACTGGAATGAAAAACGGGTATTCCCACAGAAGATGCGTTACCTAATGTTTTTTATGATGAGCCTAAGTCTAGTTCTTATGTATACCGGAGGAGTGAAACCTATTGGTATTATCAGCACTTCTGTGTTTATGGCCCTTGTGGCTGTTTGGGCCTGTCGTTATCCTAACTCTGTTGAAGAACATGATCGTAGAAAAGCTGAAGGGCGTAAGATCGGATGGCTAAAATAACTCTAGATGAATTAATTGACATAGCGTTTGCTCACGAAGAAGGCGACCCGTTCGATTGGGGAGCATTTAAGCAGGGCAAAGAAGAAGCTATGCGCATGATCGGCGCAAGCATCTTAGAACAGTTCGACAAAGAAGAAATCTCAGACGCAGATAGATTAATACTTTTAGCTACCATAACTAAATTGGTAACTGAAAATATGATTCTTCACACAAAACTCTTGCAATTCGCTAAAAAAGATGTTTAAATAACATCATTGCGCTAGTAGCTAAATGGAAAAGCGAGAGCCTCTAAAACTCTAGATGCGTGGGTTCGATTCCCACCTAGCGCACCAAAGGATTTCAATGAATGTATTAAACTTGTCTCCCGAAGAAGCCCAAGAATTTATTCGTAAAATAATGGGCCCACCAAAGAAAATTTTGGAAGGCAAAGAACACGAACAAGTTTGGTTGATGTTACAAATGACCGAACCTATTCGTGAAACTAACAATCAGCATAGCTGGTGTGCTGAATATAACATTGGAGGAATAATGTACGATGTGCATTATTTTCCAAATCAGGATCCGTTTATAGAGCAGTATCTATAAATAGATGCGTGGGAAGGTCCCACAACCAACACTCTTTAAATGTTAGGTACTTAGAGTGTGTACCGTAAAAGGAGAAAACATGATGTATGAATCAAAGCTCGCCGCGGCTATCAAAGTAAACGGCAAGGTCTTACGTGAATTTAAAGACACAGTCTACGTTCCATTCGGAAGCGAATATTCAATACTACTTAAGAACTTACATACGACCCGCGCTGTCGTTAATGTTTTTATCGATGGTGACGATATGGTCCCTGGTGGAATTGTACTCAACGCTGGACAGGAAGTCGACCTCGAACGTTCAGTCAAAAACGGAAATCTCTCAGAAGGAAACCGCTTCAAATTTATCGAACGCACAGGGTCCGTGGAAAAGCACAGGGGGACCAAACTTGAAGACGGATTGGTAAGAGTCGAATTCCAATTCGAACAGCCACCTCGTCCTATCAGTTGGAACACTAGTCAAATCTCAGGCGGTATCTATCCACAAGGCGGAATCCTACGTGGATTTGATAGTGCTCACTACGGTACTACCTGCTCTGTAAATTCTCTTACAGCTTCGGCAACATCTGCCACAATGGATAGTTTTGTCAACGATGTTGGCATCACAGTTCCTGGATCAAAGAGCGAACAGAAGTTCTCTACTACCTATGTAGGTGCATTAGAAAGTACCAAACACAGTATGGTATTCCGTCTATTGGGCGGCGAAGCAGTTAAGCAGGCTGTGACTGTTAAGCACAAACCAAAGTGTGTAACCTGCGGCAAACATAATAAAGCCACTGCCAAATTCTGCACAGAGTGTGGCACAGCATTAGAAATTTTTGCCTAATCTAACCAAAAGGGCCTTGACGGCCCTTTTGTTTGACCCTATAATAGACGCATGTTTTAACTAATTTCGAAAGAGCGAAATGACTTACTTCCTCAAAAATGGTAATACCTTCACAGTTTCTAAAAAGGAATCTCTGGATCTCCACGAGCATCTTCCTGCTGGAAACTATGTCATTAAGAAAAACGAAATGACAGGTCAACTTTACCTAGAAGCTATTGACAAATTTGAAATCAAAGGCAAGATCTACGGCGATGCTGCAAAACGTGCCGATCGTATCCTCTACGCCTTTGAAGATCGTCCTGCTACTACTGGTGTGATGCTTACTGGTGAAAAAGGTTCTGGTAAAACTTTGCTGGCTAAAATGTTGTCAGTTAAGGGCTACCAAAAAGACATTCCCACTATCGTTATCAACCAACCATGGTGCGGTGAAGCGTTCAATGCTTTCATCCAAAGCATCGAACAACCACTGATTGTGGTCTTTGATGAATACGAAAAGGTCTATGACGAACACGAACAAGAGTTGATGCTGACACTGCTCGACGGTGTTTACCCAACTAAGAAGCTGTTCGTATTGACCTGTAACGATAAGTGGCGTGTGAACGCTCATATGCGTAACCGTCCTGGTCGTATCTTCTACTCTCTAGAGTACAAGGGTCTTGATGCAGATTTCATCCGTGAATACTGCGAAGACAATCTTAAGGCTAAAGAGCACATTGATAAGATCGTAGGTATCGCAGGTACATTCGATCAGTTTAACTTTGACATGCTTAAAGCATTGGTTGAGGAAATGAATCGTTTCAACGAAACACCTCAAGAAGCTATGACTATGTTGAATGCTAAACCAGAGTACGGTTCTACTTCTCGTTACGCGATCAAGTTGGTTATCAATGGCGAAGAAGTCAAAGAAAACAACTTTGAGGACAAGGAATGGGAAGGCAATCCACTTAACAAGAATGTTAACATTTCTTACAAAGTGGTTGAGAATGCCGGTACAGACGACGAAGTTTGGGACTGGGAGTCTATCCGATTCAACCCTGCCGAGTTGAAGAAGATCGACGACAACGGCACCAAGTACGTGTTCACTAATAAGGATGGCGCAAGCCTGATCCTTACTAAGGTAAAAGAGAAATCTTACACATACTGGGATGCCTTTTAATGGGTAATCTAGCAGATTACTTTGAGCGCATTGCCTATAAGCCCACGTGGCTTATAGGTGATCGCATCTACGGTAAATGGAATAAAATTCCTTTTATCGGAACAGTAGGAAATGATAGCTGTCCAGACGGTCAAATTCCAAAAGTATCTGTACATCTTGATTTGCCTATTAAATATAAAGACAGAGTGTATAACATACTCTTTGTAGAACATAAAGACATTAAATCTAAATTAAAGGAGATAAACTAAAATGTCATAGATTGAATATGCTTGTAAGGATGTGGTGTTCCATTTCAACAAAAAACACCTCGAGGACCAAACCATACCTATGTGGGTCCTAAAAACACATGGGGAATCATTTTACGTCAATCATGTCACCTGCGAGATTCCTTGGACCACTAAGGAAACACCAGACAACTCGCACACCAAAGGCAGTATCAAAGTCAAAGATTGTTTGCTAACGATCGACCAAGAAAACTCTGCTATAATTTCCAAACTAACTCTAGTAGATAAGATTCGACTTCGTAATCAGAAGTTGGGAATCACTCGTATCATGTTCTCTTGGGGATCTAAGATGCACACCGCACTAGCTGGAAATGAGTTTAAACATAGTCCTTTTAAGAATGTAGAAGGTAGTTGCGGAACTAGTTATGTGATCTGCGATCTATTAAAGAAAGAAGAAGCTACATTGGCAGCGTTGAAGTATCCAAACTCCTGGCGAATACTTAAACCAAATGAAGTTTACTATCAAAAATACGATCAAAAAGGCACTATTTGGGAAGATGAAGATCTTGACGAATAATGCTGAAAAGTGGTTGACATACGTATAAAAGGATATATAATATACTGTACACAGACACAGTAATTTTAATTTAAGGAAAAAAGTAATAATGGCAACAGGAAAAGTAAAATGGTTCAATGACGCTAAAGGTTTTGGTTTCATTACACCGGACAATGGCGGCAATGACTTATTTGCT